AAGAGGAAACATGTTTGTGTATTCCTCAGACAGTATTAATATATTGTCTATAGGTAACATTAGTAAGGTAACAAACTATTCTAACTCATACGGTATTCTTAATACAGACTGTGTATGTGAGTTTGATGGTAAACATTTTGTAGTAGACCGTAATGATATCTATATTCATAATGGTTCTGGAGAGATTAATTCTCTTGCAGACTTTAGGATTAAAAAGTATTTCTTTTCTAACCTTAATACAAATGCTATTGATAAAGTTCATATTGTAAAGAATCCATTCTATAAAGAAATCTGGATATGTTATCCTAAAGCATCATCTACCATATGTACTGAAGCATTAATATATAATTATAAAAATAATACATGGACAAAAAGAGCATTAGGTAATGTTACTTATGCTTTCTCAGGACCAGCTAATGCCAGTAGTCAATTCCAATATGGTAAACAAGTAGTATACATGACTACTAATACAACACAAACATTAATTACAAATGAAGGTTATCAGATGTGGAATGGAACTGCTCTTGCAGGATTCACTTCATATGTAGAGAAAAGAAAACTTAATACAGGTGACACAACAGGCAGTACGCTTATCAGTTCTATATACCCTATCTTTGATATGGTACCTGTTGACGCTAATATAACAATCAGTGTTCTTGGTCAAAGTAATCTTATAAGTACTCCAGCGTATACGTCTGCAGATCAATTTATATTTCAACCTAGTAATGACAAAGCTCAAGGATACAAAGTAGATCCACGAGTTAATGGTCGGCTTATGAACTTTAGAATATCCTCAACAAACTATTGGAGACTTCCAATTATTGCTTTTGATGTAAGACCAGCAGACAGGAGATAATATGTTTAACCCGCCTATTACTGGTAATGGTGAGCTTGATGCTTACCTTGCTCAATTAGCTCTTGAGACAGATGCTAACAATGGGGTCTTAGTAGACTCCAATACAGGAAAAATTTATGATGGTAACACAGGTAATATTCTTTATTACTTGTATCAATACATTCAAGTTAAATATGCTGATGACAACATTGGTACTAACCTTTCTAACTCACCTACTAATAAGCTTTTCTTTGGTATTAACAATAATGCATCAACAACAGAATCAACTAACCCAGCTGATTACACTTGGTATTTAGCCTCTGGTGGATTTAGTACTAATAAGTTTTTATTTTATTTGGTTAATGGTGGTCGGCAGATTTTGTTTGCTGTTGCTACTTCTGCACCAAGTTCTTCTTACGTAGTTGACTCAGGATCAGCCATTGACCTTGATGTTGTTACTGCTTCAACGGCTAATGCTGCTGCAGCCGCAGCTCAATCAACGGCTACTGCAGCTCAGTCTACTGCTAATACTGCTGTATCTAATGCGGCTACTGCACAAAGTACTGCTGACTCCGCAGTAAGTGGGTTGTCTGGTAAATTAAATAAAAGTGCTTCAGACATTCTTAGTGGAGATATTACATTTAATTCAGCTGGTGGATTCAAGACTGGTACTATTGCTATTGACGGCTCAGGTAATGTTACAGGAGCTGGTGTAGCATTTACTAGCAAAGGTATTACAGGTAGAACAGCGGGTGCCACTACTTTTACTATTGAATCTACAACAGGTAATGCTACTTTTAAAGGAGACATTAATACTGATGGTGATGCTATATTTAAAGGATCTAACCCTCAATTATCTTTCCCTATTGATGTAGCTGGTATAACTTATTTTACTGATTATACTGTGTATGGTGAAGCTATTACACCTGCTGCTTCCTCTTCATTAGTTAGAACTGGTATTCTAGGAGTAGCAGATGCTAATGTAGGAATTTTTAATGTTGGCGTTGTAGGCGTTGGTGCTGATAGATCAAGTTTTTCTGGTATGGTAAGAGGAATAGGTGTTGTTGGCCAAGGTGATTTTATTGGTGGGACTTTTAATAGTAGCAAAAATATAGGAACGGCTCTTGTTGCTAACCATTCTTTATCCCCTTATCATCCTGCCTTTTATATTGTTCAAGGACAATTTATATGGGGTTCTTATACTATTGCTCAACCAACAGGTTCAACAAGTACATTTCTTCGTAACGATGGTCAATGGGCAACACCCTCTGGTGGTTCAGGAACAGTTACAAGTGTAAGTGGTACAGGATCTGTGTCTGGTTTAACGTTATCAGGTACAGTAACAACATCTGGTAATTTAACTTTAGGCGGTTCTTTATCTTTAAATAGTGGAGACGTAACGGGTGCATTAGGATATACACCATATTCTAATTCTAATCCAAGCGGTTTTGTTACTTCAAGCGGATCAGTAGCTTATGCAACAAATGCAGGATCAGCTACTTATGCTACAAGTGCAGGATCAGCTAGCACAGCTTCTTATGCTACAAGTGCAGGATCAGCTAGCACAGCTTCTTATGCTACAAGTGCAGGATCAGCTTCTTATGCTGCAAATGCAGGAGATTCTAGTGGTCTTGGTGGTGTTAATTCTTCAAGCTGGGCAAGGATTTTTGTAGGAGATACTGGTACGGGTAATGCTGCTGGTGCAGGTATGAACTTTAATTGTTTAATATCAGGTTATCAATTCCGTGGTACATCAAACTTTATGTACTTAGAACCAGTATCAGACAGACGTTTAAAAGAAAACATCCAACCTGAAACATTAGGTTTAAATTTTGTTAATTCTTTAAAACCAGTTACATATAACATGATTGGTAAACAAAAAAAGTCTCATGGTTTTATTGCGCAAGATGTTGAAAATTTAATTGACGATAATAATGACTCTCTTAAAATTGAAAATGAAGAGGGTATTAAAGGAATAGATTATATGTCTTTAATTGCGCCATTAGTTAAATCTATACAAGAGCTAACAGCTAAAATTGAAGTATTAGAAACAAAATTAAAAGGTTAATTATGCCAAGACAAACAACAATCCCTGAGACAACAATCTATCAAGATATTCAGTACCTTCAAGAATTTCCTAATGAAAAAATAATTAGGGTTATTGTTGGATCAACAGATGCTACTGGTAAATTTATTGTTCCTCAACAATTTAAAAACTATGAAATTAGTAATGAAATGTATGATGATATTAATTCAGCAAACCCATCTTGGAATCCAACCAAACCTGCTGGTACTTACTTTAATGAAGACCTATGGCATTTCATTGATATATTAAACAGTTAATATGAAAATAATTTTACTATCGCCTGAACAGGCACTAACACATTGGTCAACAATATGCGCTTTACTTATTAAAGCTATTGATCATGGTCAAGGAGAATCTACACTCACAGACTACATGCGAAAGATTCTTACTGATATGGCTCATTGTTGGGCGGTAGTAGATGATTCAAACGATATTGTAGGTGCAGGTATAACTCAGTACCTTCAATACGAACAGCATAAGACATTACACATTATTGTTTTTGCTGGTAGTAACTTTGAGGAACAATCTAAGGTATTCCCTACTGTAGAAAAGTTTGCTAAACAAGCAGGATGCAAGGCAATCGAACAATGGGGTCGCCCAGGATGGGCAAAGGTACTACCTAAGTATGTACCCGGATTTAAAGAAGCTTACGTAGTAATGCGAAAGGATTTAGAATGAAATATAAAATTAATGGTTCAATCAAAAAGAACTACGGTGGCGGCGGTGGTACAACAGTTCAAAGTATTCCTGATTGGGCAAAACCATATATCGAAAATGTAGGTAAGTCTGCAGAGTCTGCTTATAGCGAAGGTGAGTTAGGCAAAGTAGCTGGTGCTTCTCAACTTCAACAATCTGCTTTTGGTGAAGGTGCTCAAATGTTGGGTGCTACTACTCAGCAATCGTTAGCTTCATTAGGTGACCAAGCTACAAGACTTTCTACTATGGCATCTACTCCTAGTGCTGATGTATTGGCCGCACAAAAGGCAGGTATACTTACAGACGCACAAAAGAAAGTTGCGGGTCTTAATACAGGCTTTGGTCAAGCAGGAACATTAGGTTCTGCACGACAAGCTGTTATGCAGGGCGCTCAAAACGCTGAAACAACAGGCCAGCTTGCTAAAGTAGATGCTGACTATGAAGCCCAGATGTTTAAGAACCGCCTTGCAGCTGAACAAGCTCTTCAAGGCACAGCTCAGACAGCGGCAGGTGTTGCTACAGGTGGTGTATCTAGTATGGCTAATCTTGGCAATCAACAACGTGGTATCGATCAACAAGGTCTTGATGCTACATACCAAGGTCTTCAGCGTTATGCCTCAACTATTTATGGTAATCCAGCACGACAACAGGCGACTGGGGGTAAGTAATGGCTGGAGTCAAAGGTGATACAGCTACTAAATATAATGCCGCTAACCCCGTAAGCCAAAACACTGGTGCCAAAGGTGGTGGTGTTCCTGTTAACTCATTTGGGAAACCAG